AGTTTGTTTACTTTTCTTAATGAATTGCTTCCTATGCTTGTTGTGGGTTTACTACTCGGTGGACGCACCGCTAACTGTATATCGTATGAATCTAACGCTGCTACTGCCACGTCATCTAAAAGTACATTTAGTTTTCGTGGTGGGTTGTAGTCGCTTGCAAACACACAGTAATCACCCAAAATAGTAGCATCTATTATTTCGTCTTCCTGAAAGTTCAACACGCCATCTGCAAAGTTCATGGTGCTTGCAAAGTCATTATAGAACTTGTATATGGCATGGTGTCCTACACTGTTGTACACAAAGAACAACGAACCATCTCTTTCCTTGTCTTCTACGAATCCTATTATCTTACTCACACCGTCAACGGGGAACAATGTAGCCACAAGTTCCATGCTTCGGATAGAACAGTTAACACCTACTCTGCCACCCTCTGTTGAAGTTACCCTGCAATTTTTGCGTGATACTACTTCACCTTTCTCCGAATCTATGTATAGTTGGTTTTTATCCTTGTTGACCGCCCCGTTTAATGGCAATATTACTTTCATAATCTTACCCCCTGTCCTGAAGTTTCATACATTGCATCTAATAATTCCTGCACACTCGGCAATGATAACAGCCTGTATTTCCTTTCGTCTTCCTCAAACTGCATTTTCTTTTCTGCCCTGTATCCCCTGTCATACAAATCAGGGCGTGATGATATTAGCTTCCACTCCACATAGGATATTAACATATTGGCTGAATCACCGTCTATAATGGCTTCTACAAGGTTTTCTACGTTGTTGGACACATATCTTAACAACACCTCGCTGCTGTCTGCCAATCGTGTTTTATCCACGAATAAACGATTGAGGATTATACGTCTTTTTCTCATGTCCACATGGAAATAGTATTCAAGGTTTGAACCTTTTGCACCATATCCTGTTGTGGGTATTCTTACTATATTTCCGTCTTCTCTCCTGTCTGACAACAAATCGCTGTTCAATGGGTCTGACGGTGTTGGCATATCTGTACTTTCTGTGAAAGTAAATATCTCTCCGTTTATAATTAACCCCAACTTGTCCACGTGCAAGCAATCTTCGGGTAATTTTACCGTTCTGTTCTGTGTGTTTATCGTTAACCAACTTTCTTTAAACTGCACCGAATTGAACAACGCAAAGTCCCTGTACCCTCTCATAAAGTACATAGCGGCTACTTGGTAGTTTCTTCTTTCTGCATCTCCAATGCCTACTAATGCTTCATTTATTATCTGTTCTGCTGTGTAATATGCTTTCATTAAATATTATTATTAGCGTTATCCGTTGGAGTTGCTTGTAGCCATGTACTTGCCAATTGTATTAAAAGGTCGCTTCTTCCGTCTGGAATTACTACCTGTTCGTCATCACTATAACTGCTAAACGCCCTTACTATTCCGTAATCCACTTTTCTTATGTCTGCACTTGGACTATCTCCTATGTTTTCAAGTATAATTTGCTTCTTGGTGGCTATGTTTCCAAATCTCCAAAAGGTTTGATTCATCACACCGCCAACAGGCAAACTTCTTATTACTGATATGTTTGGTCGTTGTGAGTACGGCAAACTTATTCCACCACCCGTAGGTTGTACATACCACACGCCATTGCCTACGGGTGCTACATCATCTGACACCCCGAAGTATCTTAATCCGTTTGATTCTGATACAGGTTGATTGTAGTAGTGCTTAACATAAAAAGATTCTATCTGTGACTTTCCTTCTGGTGTTAACTTTATCTGTGATAATATCGTATCAAAGGCATATCCAACAGCCTGTGCCACCCTCTGATAGTGTAACTTCTTTTGGTCATCACCTACTGCTTCTCTTTTTAAGAGAGCCGTTCTCACGAAACTTATTAATGCTGCCTTATTCATTTGTTACTAAATTTTGTGAGTAAGCTATTACGTCTGATTCTTTCATATTCACACCCAAATCACGCAAACACATATAAGCGATTTTAAGTAGTTCGTTTTTCTTCCACCCCGTTTCTGTGCTGTTACCTTCATCATAAGTCTGTAATAAAGTCTGATTGTCGGTGGTGAATACTACTACTGCATCTGTTGGGAATTTATAGTACTTAAGTGTTACCGATGCCATTGACGAAGGATACACCAATATCGAATCACCCGCTGTCGAATACTCTAAACATGGGTCTTTTAACGTTGGTGCTACTACGGGGTCGCCAAGCCTGTCTGCTACCTCTGACGGTTCTAATTCATCAAATCCCCTACCTGTGATTGTCGTTGGTTCTACTGCCAAAAGGTATCCTATATCTTTTGTGCTTAAATCTACTGCACCACCAACTACATTTGCACTTTCTCTCACATAGAATGGTCGTAGCTTTTCACTCACGACCCTTGACACTTCTGCACCACGCCTTTCTACTGCCATGTTTACCTGATACAAATTAGGCACACCAAGCAATGATGCAAATAGATTCTGACTGTTTGCCGTTATTAAGCTGCTCCACTCATCAGCATTTATGTCCTTGCCCTCTACGTCTTTGTTGCGTATCAGGTTTACTATGTTTATAATATCTCCGTTTGTGAACATTTATCGCTATTTTCAACAAAGATAGCAACGTTAAAATTAAGCACAAAAAAAGGGGCTACCCAACGGCAACCCCCCAAAACCATTAACCAATTATTATGTATGAATCCAACGCAACAAAGGTAAGTATTAATTCGCAATCCACCAAACTTTTTTAAATAAAAAAAGCCCCACCGAAGCAGGACTTTTAAAACAACAAAGTATATACAGATTAAGAACCTATATTAAACTTCTCACAATACTTGTCAACAAGGTCTGCCAACTTATCTGTCGTCTTTACCTCTATCCCTTCAAGTTTGCATATCTTTGCCAACGCAGTGTAACCTAAGTCTTTCACTTCGTCTTTTGTTGCATACCCCGTTATTCCAAGTTCTGCATACACAATTGCTCTGAATGATTTATCTTCTATTACCTTTTCAAGTAACACACCCTCTTTGTCTGCTACCTCATTGGGTTTTAATGTCAGTAAACATTCTATGTCCTCACCCGCTGCACAACTCCACCATGATTTGTCTTTCTTGTTGTACCGTAGTGATTCTTCGTTTATTGCTTTCCTGATTGTAGTTGCTGCACGCATCTTACCCTTATTGTCGGTAAGTTCCTCAAATCGTTGAAAGTTTACATACTTGCTACCACTCGCCTCTCCGTTTGTGATTTTGTGGTATAGCGCATTTCTTAATTCAAATACACCCAACTTATTCACGTCTTCTATTCCAAACACCTCTGCTACCTGCCTCAATAATGGAATGTCTTGCGATACGGGTGATTTCTTGCTGTAAATAGCATGCCTAATGTCAAGGTCTTCTACTAATTCTTTTGCTTCTTTTTCTGCTTTGGCTTCGAAGTCTTCAAAATATACTTTGCCACTTTTTACCTGTGGACAGTGTGTTTGTAAGAACCACACCAACTCTGCATCCTTTTCCTCAAACATATAAGGGTCGCTAATCTTTAGGTGGTTCCCATTTTGATACCTGAACTTGCCGTTACGTGGCTTCGCATCACTCCACCGCCACAAACCATCCCAACTCACCAAGTCAAGGAAAAACTGCTTCTTTGGCTCGTATTTTCCTGAAATGTTTTTTACTCTTACTCCATTCGGATACCTTAATTGACAAAATCCTTTTTTGTCCTTGCCGAAGTTGTTTAACTTAAACTCCGCAATTGTTTTACTAATCTCTTTGGCTAACTCGGTATCCTTTTTCTTGTAGTCAACCATTTCTCCATTATAAAATATCATATCTCTGTTATTTAAAAGGGGGCGGCTTAATCACCACCCCCAAGTTTTCTATTTGTAAATGCCTCCCTCGACACGTTCTATCTGTATCTTTTGTGTTGCTGAACTTGTAACAACCTTTAAGTTGAGAATACGATAGTTTTTTGCCGTACTATTGGCTAATGCAATTACTGTATCTGCGCTTGTTCCATGCCATGTTGCTGTTGCAAGTGTAGCGTAAGTATCTGCTGTGGTAAATTTACCTTCCAATGTTACTGTTGCAACTGGTGTTCCACTGATACTATCAAGTGCTACTCTCCATTCATGCTTTACTGCATCAAACAAGTTATCAATTACATAATCTCTGTTCCACGTCTGACTTTTAATCAGGGTGTCAGCAGTTTCACTTCCGTAGAAAAAACTGTATGTTATGTTCTTTTTAACGTCAAACTTGAAGTCATAAGAACCTGCAATACCGTCTACGGTGAGATTCTGTCCGTAGCTTACAACTGCGAACAATACTGAAACGATGAATATTAATACTCTTTTCATTTTACTACCCTCCTGTTATGCACCTCCACCTGAGAGGTCTTGGGTTACTAATATGGTCTTGTGGATATTATTGAAAATAGGTACAATGTGTGTTTTGAAGTCGAATTTAACACCATCAAAAGAGTTTGCTGCTGCACTTCCTGACGGGAAGTCAATATTACCTTTCACGCTGGTTACTGTATATCTGCGGTTTTCACCCTGATTAACAGCATAACCTAATGTTAAGTGTGGAAGTTTCATTTTTTCATCAGGACTTCCATGACCACTCATGGTTACGTTGTGCATACCTTTTGGCATAAGGAATCCCATGTTTCTGTATCCGTATTCAGAAGCACCAAATTTATTCGGATTTGAGAATGAGCTAAGCTCCATCAAATTGAATTTAATACCAGTGATATTAACTTCTTTTGCATAGAACCCAACTGAACGCATTGTTTCGTATAACGAATGTCCTGTTGAATTAGCTGCCAGCCACTCAATATTTGCATCTTCAATAGACTGAATAAGGTCTGTGCCTCCCAAGAAGTCAACTTCACGGTTCATAACACCTACTGCTTCCAAATAACCTTTTACGGCTTTGAATTTGTCCATGTCGAAGTCGGTTGTCCAAGTTAATTCCTGTGCCAACTCTTTCATAATAGGCACTAAACCTTTTGTTGAACGTACTACGTTGCTTCCACCTGTGATAGAAACTGTTTTTAAGTTTGCTACGTTGGTGTTGGCGTTACCTGTTAAAAGGAAAGCGTCTTTCTGTGAATCCAAACGGAATGTTGCATCCATCTGTTCTTTGCTAAATAAGGCATTTGTACCGTATTTAGTTTTTACTGCTTGGAATACTTGTTCAAACACACGACCTCCTTCGATAGCACACGATTCTTTCAAAATACGACCGTTGGTGTTTCTTTCATACAAACCACCTGTCATCGGGTCAATACCGTCTGCTCCTTCACCGTAAGAACTTGCTGTCAGAATAAGTTCTTTTGAAGTAATAGCTGTGTCGATTGTTGCTGTTAAGCTGAAAGATTTACCTTTCCATGTTCCGTTGTCGTCCCAAATACGCAACTCTAAATCATAATCCTGTCCTGTTACATACTGCGCAGGAATCAATAACGACATTCCTTCACGCACATAGTCATCGCTGTTATCAGCAGATGAGAATGTAAGTACGGGGTCTATCGGTGCTGACAATGCCTGTGCCACTGTTACAGTTACCGGACGTTCTGGTACTGATTCTTCCAAGATAGTAATGTTGTTGCTGCCAACATTCATTTCTGCTCCCGCCATGTTGAGGAAGTTCAACACCTTAAAGCCATCGCCATATCTGCTTTGCAATTCTGCGAAGGCTTGTTCTTCAAATGCAACATCCCAAGTGGTTACAAGTTGCCCTGCCCACCCTGCTTGTGATGTACTCTCTCTATAAGCCATTTTCTTTTTTCTTTTTTAATTACTACTATAAACTTTTCATCCACTCAGCACCAGTCATAACACCGTCGCTCGCCCCTTCTGCCCGTGAATCGTTATTAACTCCTGTGTCGTTGTGAACTTCCTTTCTCCATCTCTCTTTTTCTCTCTCACTGATTTCATCTGTAAGGACTTTCACAATCTTGTCAAAATTCTTTTCCAGTATCTTGCTGCGTACTTTTCCTGCAATCACACCCGCAGCTTCTTCGCTGACTTTTGTCTGACTTGACAGGACTTCGTTTAACGCCTCTTCTACCATACCCGCTTTCATTTCTGGGGATACATTGAACGAAAATTCTTCTGTTAACTTTAACTCTGTTATGCCATCTACTAAGTCTTTTAAAGGACTTTCCCACGCACTCTTTAACGCTGCCCTACCTGATTCCCAATCTACCGCCTTTGGTATTTCGATTCCATCATAGAGTTTCGCTAATGTCTTCTTGGCATTGTTGCCGTTAACTTTAATCTTCGCCTTTGCAGCACCACTAAGTTCATCGTCTTCGTTTAATCCATACTCTTCAGCAATCAGTTCATCGACTTCAGATTTCTCCAAGTCTGGATTTTCGACCATCATACTTAGTTTAATGGCTTCTACATGGTCAAGATTCTTAACTTTTTCAGGACTTAAATTCACAAGCAATTTCATCGCCTGCTCACTGTACTCACCAGCTCGCTTTGTTAAAAACTGCTGCCTGATAAATTCATCATCACTCGCAAACCATTCCCTTCCGCTTATGCCTTTTGACGCTAAATTTGTTAGCTCGCTAACTTTTTGCGTTAGACCATCTACTTCTTGGGTCAACTCGTCTGCCTTTTTTGCTTTCTCAAAATACGACACCAAATCTTCTTCAGAATTTATGTCTTTTTCGTACTTTGCCTTTGCATAACTCTTAAAAGAATCAAACGAAAACTCGTCTGTTTTCACTTCTTCTTTTACGGGTTCTTTTACATCTTTTACTTCTTCTGTTTTTACATCTACAACAGGTGCATCCACCACGGGGGCTTCCTCTGCTTTTACTGTCGCTAAAATCTCATTATAATCCATTATATATTTTTTGTTGTTCGCAAATATATGTTAAATAAAATACACCAAATTAAATAGCCTGTCCCTCAACAGGTATCGGTGATTCGCTCACGGGTGCTGACGGTGCTTGCTGTTGTGGTGCTTGCTGTTGCTGCTGTCCACGTGGTATTGGAACACCGTTCAGTACCATTAACGCCTGCATTGCTGTCATCTCTCCTTTTTTGACTGCTTCGTTCAGAATTTGATTAGTCCCCTTAGTCTTTTCATTGGCAATTTCAGACTGTGTTTTAAGCATGAACTCCTGTTGCTTGTTCTGTGCTTTCATTTGTTCAAGCTGTTGCGCACCCTGCATGGTCTGTTGGTTTGCCCTTGCTGCTGCTTCTTCTGCTTCTCTTTTTGCTTTTTTATTAGCTGCACCAAGTAACATTGCTATTCTCTTTAGACTTTCACCCGCATTTATCATCGAATTGAACCTAACATAGTCTGCTTCTGTTATTCCTACCTTGCCATCACGCCCGTTCTTCAATGATAGTGCTATCATTTCTTTTAGCTCTGCTATGTCTTTCTGTGTTGGTCGTGCGTGTGTCCTTATTCCGTACTTCACGTCATGCCCCTCTGCTATGCGCAACAGTTCAAGATTAGATGCCCCTACAACGTCTTCATAAGCCTTTGCAGCCACTTTCTCATCCTTTACGGTATATTGTATCCTCAGACACATATTTCGTGCTACATCGGATTTTAGTATGTTTGCTTTTTTAACGATATTCTTTAATATATCACTCGTCCCCATGATAGAATATTCATTCACCGCCTTGCCTGTTCCGCTATCGGGTGATGAACCCATTGACAAAGGATTTATACCTGTCAGTTCTTCTATCTGTCTTAACGCCCAATCCATTGCCGTTACCTGTTCCTGTAACACCGCACCTGCCCCACCATCTAACTTTTCTATCGGGCGTGTGTTCTGAACCGTGTGTCTGCCTTGTGTGTTTTCTGAACTAAAGAATAATGTTCCTGTTTCCCTGTATGCTTTTAACACGTCCTTTGGGTTCATCTTTCTGCCACCCAAATTAATGTTGTTAATAATTGCCATGTCAATAGCTAACCCATTGATTGTACTCATCCTGATTCCCTGTTGGAACTTCATCCAACTGTTCATGTATAAGTCTAACACGGGGATTAGTCTTGGAATGATTGGTCTTCCAAATACCTTTACCATGTGGATAGGTAACACGGGTTCTGACAATCCGTCCCTGCATTGGTGCTTCATTCTGCCATAATCGTACATTAACTCTGTGTCGATTATCCAATGTGCCTCACGGACTGTTTTTATTCTTGTTTTTAATAATTCATCGTTCTTGCCTAACTTGGCTTTTCCATCGTATTCCCTTGTTCTCTTTTTTCCATACCTGTTCGTGTGTGATACTTCCTGTTTGTAATCTACATCTATCCAATTCACCACGAACACGGGTACTACAAACTTGTCTGTCTGTTCTGCAAAGCCATATTCTGCTCCTTTGTTTATTGAGTTGGGGTCTTCGTATTTATCGTTACCAAAATCTCCTGAGAATTTCTTTGCTACACTTTTTAATTCTTCTTCTGTAAAGCCTTTTTGTTTTAAATCTGACAGCTTTACTAATTTAATAAAGAATCCATAGTCGGGATTTCTGTATGATTCTTCATCTACATATTGCACACCCGCTGTCTTAGCATTTATGTATTCTACTTTGGTTTGTCCTGTAATTGGATTATACACGTCCCTGACTGCTGCAAATCCTACTGTTACCAAATCTGCAAGTACCTTTTCTACTATCACCTCATCCCATGCTGACTGCTCAAAGGCATACTTCAGCAGTTGCTCCATTACTGTTGCGTAGGACGGTTTAAAACCACCCTCTGCTTCGTACAGATTCAGTTCTTCAAGGTTTTCAGGCACGAATCCTTGTTCCTGTTGTGGAAGCACCATTAAGGCTTTTAGCGTGTTTAGTTCATTCCGATATTGTTTGTCTGCCCACGCCCCCCACTTTGCTGTTTCCTTTACTGCACCGCTATACTTGTCTGTCGGGTCAACGGATACCATGTTTATCAGTTCTGACAGTTTGCCTATAAGCGAATCCATCATCTTCGGTGCGGGTGATTGTATTGTGAAATTCAGGTTATCACCCGCTTTTCTTTTCTTGTTTTTTACGGCTGCATCGTCTATCTTTTCAGACACGGTGCTTGTGTTGTCTGTTCCGTAATAGGCGTTTTCGTAAATACTCTGTGGCTGATTTCCGTGTGCATAACTCCTGTTAATATCCACATCCGAATAGGACGCATAATCAACGTATGTTCCACCCCTGCAAAACTCTTTATAAATAGCTTGTGCCATTTGTAGATTGTATGCGGGTTTATCCTTTTCGGCAGGACTTATCTGGTCGTTATCACGGTTGGGCATAACGTACTTTTTGCCCTTAGAATATTCATCGCCTTTGTAAATCATTTCAAAATATTTTTAACAAAGATAACACGTTGATTTTTTAACATAAAAATTGATACTTTATGCAAAATTCCAATAGTCCTCTGCGTTATACGAATCAGAATTATCGCTTAGCATTTCTTCTGCGTATGGAGTTTCTGCACCCATTAGACACATACCATGTGCTGTTAACCTATCATAGTGTCTCATCATCTCCATTCCAGTAATCTCCTTACATTCTTGTAGATATTCAGCAAATGCTTCCACGTGACACCTGTTTTCAAGGTAGTCCCTTGTTCTACTGAATAGCAATTGCTTAGACCTTTCCAACGAATCACACCCCGCTTTTTCCTTGTATCTTCCTGTCTTTAAGTCTATGTCGTAAAGAAGATATGCTCCATATTCTTTTTCGATAAAATATCTAAGCGTTTCATCTAAGTTTGTTTCAGGGTACACCATCGCCCCAAAATATATCGCTGCCTTTAACGTATCTTCGTTAAACTCATTTGAATTTGCGGGTCTATGTCTGTAAGACAACACAAACTTATATGTGTCCCAATCTTTTATTTCCTTACCGCCATCAACTGATGGGTCGTATTTAAGTAGTATAGCTATACCACCGTCAGACAACCTACTTTTCTTGCCAAGTGAAGCACCTGTCCGTGAATCCTGTTTTGTTCCGAACTTAAACGGGTCGCACCCTAACACGTACTTGTTTGGATACTGTGGTCGCCACATTGGAATATGTTTTCCCTTTATGGAACTATATGTGCTTATCTGTATTCTTTTATTAGATACGGCAGGACTTGGAAATTCACTTATCCTAAACCTACCATTTTCTTCATCGTGTACAAATTCAACATCGCTTCCAAACCCGTTTACCCACACTAAATCACCACGCACTGTTTTGTCTTCTCTCCTTAATTCAGCAAGCCTTTCATCTATCCTTTCAAGTGGAAATCCTATTGAACCTGCTTCTCCTAACCAACAGTCTGCATACTTAATAGGGAACAATTTCTTTTCTTCCCTATATGCTCTCATGGATTCTGAATCACCACGCTGAAGTAACACGTCTCTTTTGCCCTGTAAAAATTCAAGTGCTGTCTGTGTGAATCCTTCTTCTCTCTGATAGTCCAATATCGTATCTTTAACCGAAAATCCATAGCTGTCAATAAACCCGTCAAGACCCTCTGTTGCGGGTATAAACAACCTAAATAGTCCAGAAAATGTTTGTCCGCTTGACTTTATCCTTTGATAAAAGTTTGACGTATTTGCCAAGAACCTGTAATCAAAACTACCATCCGTTAATTCATCACTCGTTGATGGATAGTCTAAGTATCCAAATATGATTCTTCCATTTCCTTGTGCGCAACAGTTCTTATTTACGTCATGGCGTTTTAATACACTGACATTGGAAGTATTGTGCGCTACCGTATTGTCTTCCAATAAAAATCTTCTGTTTCCGTCTATAACAAATCCGTAATAATCACCAACGCCAATACTCTCTACCGAAAATCCTGTATGTAACGGATTTCTCGTATTTGGATGATGCGGCTTTCTTTCGTATCTTTTCCTGTTTACCTTACACGGTATTCTCCACAAATCAAGTCCATATATAGAAACACGAAATACCTCACATTCATAAACACTTCCGTCTTCTCTTTTCATTCTTGCAATCTTTGGATACATAGAACAACTAAATCCCAAATCAAGTGCAAGTCTTCTTATATTTTCGGCAAGAACTTTTCTTTTTTGTGTTACTTCATATCCTGTTCTATTGCCTGTATATGCGTATCCATCCGAATCAATTAATCCCGCTAATAAACTAAGTCTGTTTTCTTCTGAATCAAAAAGGTAATCTTTTGGAATATGTTTGTTACCTATAACACCTATCTTTCTTAATTCTTCTATTAAGCTAAAATTCTTTTGTTTAATTATCTCGTAACCACGATAATTGTCTTTTGTTTTTATAGTCCAATTTATAGAACTAATAGTAGTATCAAAATATGACGCTATTTCTCCTACTGAATAAAACACAAGTTCTTCTACACCATTATTAAAAAAATATGTATATTCTGATTTTCTGGATAGATGATATGTTATTTCATCCCTAACCATTTGAGTATCGTTTAATGATGAAAACTCTTTTAAATAATCAATTATTTCAATGTCTATATTCGTAATATTAACACCACCATGATACCCATCACCAAGCCACAATCCCAAAAAATAAGGTTCTACTACGTGCTTGTTCTCTGTGTATTTGACTGGTTTCTTATACATAACAGATGCAAGTTTGTGTCTTGGTTTCATTTTAAGATATTCCTTTATGGTTTTCTTAAAATAATCACCACCTCTAACTCCGGGTATGGCATTACCATCACTTGACTTCAAACATAATATATGCTCGCTGTTACAAGTCCACTCTTTCCCCTGATTTGGAATTATCTTATACATTTCGTCAACACCACGTGCTAACCTTAAAACATTTCTCGGCAAAGAATCATCCCCCATCAAAACATCCCCAACTCGTATATCTTCAACATTCTTTACAGAACCATCAAACATTCTTATTTCCGTTCCTTTTCCAAAACATTTTCCGGCTTCGTCAACAAGTAGGTATGTCATCTTTTTACCATCGAAATACTTCTCTGATGCCGTTGTTGCATACACAAATTTTGTTTGTAAGGAATCAACTGCGTATTCGTTTTTGCCTACATCGAATTTTAGTGAATCAGAAGTTCTACCCGAAGACGTAAACGGTTTTATCCATATAGGAAACTTATCAAACGATGGAAGAAGTTTCATCTTAAAATGTTCTTCTGCGTTATCGTTACTATAACTTTGAATACCACCACCGTCTGTTCCTATCGTCCTTGTAATTACCTCAACTCCATTGCTAATTGACTTATTTGTATTTCCTGAACGCCTGTTCTTTGCCTGATGCTTTCCATAGCATATTCTTCTTGGCACGTGTTTGTTGCCAATCCTATCCACTAAGTTAATCATAGAATAAGTTCCGTCTTCATTAGGTACGGCAAATCCGTCTTTGTCTATCTTTTCAAATGTTTCGTTTGACGTATAGCAATAATCAACAAACAGATACTCTTTTCTATCTCTATCTCTATATCCGGGTCTGTCTTCACCCTCGTTGGTATCCATTCTCCACACGTTCAAATAAAAGAAGTGCTTTCCTGTAATGTATGTTGGTTTACCCATATTGTAAAACCAATATCCATTCATTCTATGCCACCAAAATTTTCTTATGAAATTTATTTCGTTTTTAAAATCCTTATTCCTTTCGGTAAGCATTTCCCAAAACTTCTTCTGAATTTTTAGTAGTGTTACAACATTGTTCTTATTGGTAGCCAATTCCTCTTTAACGGATTGTACCGCTTCTTCTTCCAAGTCAATTAATCTTCTTGGCACTTCCAATCTCTTAAATCGTTGGTCTTTGTAATAATCACCGTACCCATCAATGTATTTCAACGGTGGTGGTTCGGGTAGTTTCAACACGATTGGTCGCAAGTCGGGGTCATTATCATTTAACACCACGTACTTGTCAGCGGGTATATAGTCCTTTAGATTACTCATCAGGCAATTTATCTCCTACAAATCTAAGCTGTTGTATAGTAAAATTCACCCCATAAGGGCAATCTAGTCTTAAGTCATCGCCATCGGCAAGTGCGTGAGCATAGTCCTCCGGTCTAATGGCGAGTCTCGACTGCTCAATCTGATAATAGAATCTCGACACAAAATCCTCTGTCTCCGGTACTGCCTGATTTGACATTTTCTTTTCGATAGCATTTTTCTCACGCCACAAAGTGTTCACCTCCTTGATTGACTTAATGTCCTGCTTTTCTTTCATAGCACTCAGCACGTGTCCTGCCATAGCCTCTTGTAGATACACAAGGTAGTCCCAATCTTTTTTGTTTGTCCACTTTGTATAAAGAAGTATCATGTCTAATACGTCTTTATTTTTTCCTAACACCATCTGTACCACACGCTCGTCAAACCTCTGTTGCCCGTCATGCTTTGACTTTGTCTGTGGAAATCCTGCATACGCAGCCGCTTCCCATTTCTGTCCCCAATAGTCAAGTGAGTTCATTTGATGAATGGGTGAGTTCGGGTCGTACATTAATACTATATAACGTAGCACCTGCGACTTGGTGAACGTCTTTTCCTTGAAATCTGTAAATATTTTTAACTGTGGTATCTCTTTCTCCAAGAACGTCACAAGCTGTGGTGAGTTCGGGTGAATAGACATTTTTGAACAGTCAAGTGATTTTATGTCTCTATCCATATCGTATTATGTTGCACACAAATATAACACGCTGAAATTTAGGCATAAAAAAAGCTGCACCACGAATGATACAGCTTAATACTCATAAGTTAAATAAAGTTATTCTATGTATAACACCTCCCTCTCCCCTATCACCAAATATTTACTTCCGTCAAGTTCTATCTCTGTTCCCCTTGTGGTGAAGATTACGCTATCTCCTACACACACTTCATCACCACCGATAACCACCTCACCACGCTTCTGTCTTTCTTCTACTGCATTGGGTATTATCACACCACCCGCAGTCTTTGTTAACTTGTCTATTCTCTTTACAAGTATCTTTCCTTTTGGTACTTTTCCTTTCATAACACACCCACTATAAATATTTTCTGCACAAACCCCAATTCCCTATCTATCGTCTTAAACAGGCTGTATTCTATCGCTGTCCAAAAGCCACCATCAAACACAACTTCATCGCCTACTTCCACGTCTGCATCATACAGCTTTGAACCGTAGTGGTATTCTGTATTTGTTCCATTCACCACGACCACACCCAACCTCTTATCCTGCTCTGCATCCAAAGTTTTTATTATGCTCGATTGCACACTTTCTTTCATCACCTTTTCTACTAAACAATATCCGTTTAACGGTATCATTTTGTTTCCACGCTTTGTAAACACCAAGTCTGAGTAGTTCATTATGTAATACAACACACCGCCCACAATCAGTTCCACGGCATTTGCAGAGCCTATCTTAGTGAAATATACTGTATCTCCTTCTTCTATCTCTATGGTTGTTTTCCACTCCATACAGCCGTTAAAATGATACTGTGGGCGTGTCTTTAATACTTTTGGTATTTTAGTCACCACGCCATACCTTGCTACGTGTGCTGATTCATTCCACATCACACCGCCAACTCCTGACAATATTATTCCACTGTCTAACACAACGTCTTCCATCGGATTAAAGTCTATCCTGATAAGAACGTTATTGTTCATCATCTGTGACGGTAACTTGTCTGTAGTGTAGGATTGTTTTGCTCCTGCGCTATTGTTCATGCCAATAAAGTATTTTGTTTGTACCTACAATGTAATTACCATCTTTACTAAAGCACCCCTTTGTGTTGAATAGCACCATTGAATCTGTTTTTACTTCTTCGTTGCCTTTTACACACACGCCCCACTGCAAGTCTTTCTTTGTTGCCGTTTCAGGAATGATCAACGAAGTGTTTACATTTTCTTCGATTAACGTTACTAATATGTTATTTCCTTTTGGTGTCACCATATTTTTTGTTTATTTTAAGTTTTCGGTTGTAAGTATCATTGTGCTTAGTTCACACAAAACTCTATTCAAGAACACACGTATAGATTCATCTTTTTCCTGTATAAATCCTTCTGTCCAACCGGGTTCATAATTAAATTCTTTAAACGAAAAAGTGTAATCAACAATCCACCCATGTCCAATAGTATATATAGAAATAGATAAAATCTTTGGTTCTGTTCTACCGCTGTAGTCTGGATGAGCAAATTCATCTTTAAGAAATTTTCCGTCAAGTCTTTGTATTTCAAAAATTAATCCAATTGTGCTTTTTTCTAAAAACGACTTAAAATCAAAATTAAACTTTAACATTCTATATTTGGATGGATAAATAGATTCTTTTTCTCTCCATTCTTTAAGTGGCTTATTCTCATTACCATAAACGGCACGTGCAAAAATAGCATCAAAATAATTATTTAATTCCGTTGAGCTGTCTGGTAACTTACATTTACAGTCGTAGTTATTTGCCGAATATCCGAACAAAGATTTATTTATTCCGTCCCTATACCACCCATATTGATGAGAAAACCCATTGCCTGTTTTAAGCATCCAATCAAGAACTGCCATTTTTATTTCCAAATCATATTCGTGTCCAATCAATTTAGAAAAGGCTATTTTAATTGTTTTCATACTAATTCAAGTTTAAACGTTTCCATCAATTTCCTAAAGTGTTCCGACTGCATGAAATCGTCAAGAACATCTTTAGGTGTTAACATAATCTCTTTTGGTTCAGGCTGACTTACTTCCTCTTTTAAAAAGGTAGTTGGTCGTCTTCCACAGGCTGTAACGCATCTTTCTTAATATCGTTCCACTCGTTCTTGGGTACTCTTACTTCTTCGTTGCCCATATCACGCACAACCTCCGCACTGTACGCTGTTGCGCCTGTAAAGTATCTTCCATTGTATTCCCTGCTCTTAATGCTAAACGCTACTTTAATCACTGTGTCCAAACTTGTGTCGGATATAAACTGTATCAACTCTGAATTGAACGTGTCAAAACATATTTCAGTTGGGTACTTTGAATCCTTCACCTGAATTACAAATGACATTTTACTCCAATCACCAGAACCGTCTTTCTTTGCACCTGATTCAATCGGTAGTTTCTTAATCAATTTTCCTATCTCTTCCATACTAATTTAATATTTGTTGTTTTTTAAATACGTTCTTTCCTGTATTCAGATAGCTTATTGCTATGTCTGTTATGTTGATATAATCTTCATTCACCACGTCTGGGTCTTCAAGTGAATAAGCATCGTAGAAGTTTCCGTCTTTGTAATACGCTAACACGTGTTCCGAGTGATAATGATTGTACGGTACTTCCAACACACACAGGCTACCGTTAACGAGTGCCGTGTCTATGTCCTTGTAGTAAATATTCTTAAACATACTCATTGTTTTTATTCCGCAAAGATAAAACAAATAACGCTTAGTTGTACACAAAATTTATAAATTATTACACAACCACTCCATCGCACCGTTCAACCACCTGTCACTATTCCTAAACAATAGCTTGTTCGCCTTTGGATACATCTCTATCACACCGAACTTGGCTGTGTGGATTAAATAACTGCCGTTCTTTTTGGATTCTACTTTATACACCATGCGAAGTCCATCTAAAACGTATGTCTTAAAGTCAAATAGATTATTTCTTTCTTCTTCTGTAATTATCATATTGATTAGTCTAAATACACATTTGTTAGTCTTTTACCACCACTATGAAAATACCACTGAACATCTCCATCGTTTCCTATTGCAAGTTCTTCCACACGCCCAAACCTGTTGTATGTTTTACACATATCAACAACATAAGCACTTTCTTTGTTTTTGTGTGGTCGCATTGCCCTACCTATCATCTGATAATACAATGCCAATGACCGTGTTGGTCTTGCAAGTAAAATAGTATCTAATTCAGGAAAGTCAAACCCTGTTGTCAACACACCAACATTGGTTACTATTTTTATCTTTCCACTTCTAAAATCAGCTAATATTCGTTCTCTATCATTTTTTTTAGTTTGTGCTGATACTGTTTCGCAAATATCACCCAACTTATCTTTCACATAATTTGATTCTTCTACGAACTTTGTAAATATTAATATGTTCTTTCTTCCTGCTTTTAATAGCCTTTGTGCTAAATTTACTATCTGTTCCTCAAAAGATATTTCTTTATAGTATTTTCTTACAGAATCATCCGTGTAATCCATCTTGGTAGAGTTTACAACAAGTTTATCTGTATTGAACTCTACATTGGCATTGAAATATTCAATATCTGCCAAATATCCTTTATTGGATAATTCTTCTATTTGTGCGTAATATATTAAATCATAGAATACACGAGGTCGTGTCCGTGTGATGAATTTAAGCATAGTACCACCAAAGCCATCTATATTCATTCGGTATGGTGTTGCTGTTAGTCCTAATATCTTTTTAGTTCCTATGCTACTAAGGAATCTTTTATACATACCTTCTTTTGCATTTACAAAATGGCACTCATCAATTATGACGTTGTCAAAATGCTTAAATGCGTTTACTCTGTTTATGGCACTACCAATGGTGGCATAAGTTACTTTTGATATTTGCTTTGAATTAAATGATGCACTGAATATACTCGCATCTATGAATTGGTCGTAACTAAGTAGTTTATTAAAGTTTTGTTCAAGAATTTCCTTAGACGGTTGGAATACAAGCGTGTGTCCTTGTATGTTTTTAACAATATTTGCTATTATAAGACTTTTACCTGAACCTGTTGGTAATACCATTAACGCAGGATTCTTTCTTGCACCACTAAAAAAGTTTATAGCACTATCACACGCTTTTTCCTGATAGTCCCTTAATATATAAGTACCATCTGAATTTGGTTCTGTAATTACTTCGTTTTCTATTACACTTTTAAAATTCTCCATAATTAATATTTTACTGCAAAAATAATATATAATACACTATATTGCAACTATAATTTATATGTTTTATAACACATATTTGTAACTAACTGAATTTTAATGCTTTAAAATTCTTCGCTTGCTTTGGTAATAGATTTTAGATTGGAGGTTGGTGTGGAAAGTTAAGTCACCCCCCTCCCCCAAAGAAGGTGACTTAAATTCACGCTTGCTTCGTATAATGAGTTTTGAGTTCTCGGCAGGCTGTCAAGGCTCATAAGTCGTCGAACGAACTACTTGACATTTAAGTGTAAGATTTAAGGAAATCAGTAACCACCACCTTTGTTCGATTCTAAGCCTTGTTTATACTGAGAGACCATTACCAGTAGTTGATATGTAGATGTTGTTATGGTGGACACCACGAAAAAAGCCGCCCAAAGCGGGCGGCAGTATGATAAGTACATATAGAACTAAGGTTGAAAACAACCCCTGAAAATCCAATCTTATATAATCTAATACCTATCATAGCGACAAAGATAATAATTTATTTTTATCCCCAAAATATATACATAATTATTTCACGAAGATAGTTAAAATAAATTTAGTGTGCAAGTATTTTGTCAACTATTTTGCGCAATATACTATACTTTGTGTATAATATTGCACTTAGATGCTAAAATATTAGCCAAAGTTGGTTATAATTGACAAATTAGCCAATATACTGCATATTTTGGTACATATTTTAGGAACGTGGTGCAAAAATAGTATTTTGCGGGATAAGTTTGTGTTATTTGTCGTATCTTTGCGGTTAAAATTATAACGGTTTGTGTATGTTTTGAAAGCCACAGCACGAACACTCGAATTTAATTTTAAAAATATGAAACGAATAAATAAAAACATTGGTGCTAAAGTACAGGTTAGAGAAATAACAGTTGAAATTAACCCACAAGTTAAGTGGAAAAAACTTAAGAAGGTTACTGGTGTTATTGTTGAAAACGATGGGTATGAGCATTATTATCATACTTGCAGTGGTGGATATACTTATGTAACCAAGCACTTAATTAAAAACGATTGCTATAAAACATACGCTATAAAACTTGATAATAATGTAAAGGACATTGAAGGTAATAACATTATTGTAGTACGAGAGTTTGATACTAAGTTTTTGGAACGAATTGAAGTACCTAAGAAAAAAGTTACAGAAAAAGATTACTTTAATGCTAAAAATGTTATTGAACGATATGAGTCTGAGAATGGCTTATAACGGATAGTGGTATGTTCTGAACCGATAAATCACCACGAAATTTAAGACGAGAACGAATGTTAAATTAAAATTTTATACAATGAATATAGTTGAAAATAAACATGTAAAATTTGATATTGATACAGTTGAAGGCGCTGAGAAATATCTTGAAAGCGAAGGCGTAAATGTTGCCGAATACTTACAAAAAGGAATTGAAGAATTAAAAAATAATACAATGAACGAAAGAGAAGTACACTTAAAATTAAGTGAAGTAAAAATTGACAACGACAACCTTGATTACATAAAAATGACAGGGGAGATATGTGGCAAATTAAGAGACGACATAGTAAAATTATTTGCTATGACTGATGTTACCGGGGAGTGCGAACACCCGTATCGCTCATTAAGCGAAGATAAAGATGGTTTGTATTGTATGGATTGTAAAAAAAGCCTTTCGCCAATTTGAGCATTACCGGTAACGAAAAAGTATAAAAGAAGTAACTATGCAAGAAGAAATAATTAACGAAATACGCAAAGTTAAAACAGGAGAATTAACACCAGAAGAATGTGCTGACAAGCTATTTCTTTTATATGGTATTATGTTTCAGGTTTGCGTTATTCATAATCCACAACCAGTTATGGGGATGGATAATGATATAATAGAGTATAGATGTTCAGAATGTGGTAAGCAAACTTGAACATAACAAGTTTGTAAACGAATAAATTATTGCAATAAAATCAAACTTTAATATTGGATACTGAGTTAAACGTGTGAAAAAAATAACAAAAATAAAAATCATTACCTTTATACATATCTTTGTGACATGAAAGAGGACGAAAAATACAACACCGACATTGAAGTTTACAACTTAGTAAACGACATAAAGAACATAGATGATGAATCGTGTTTCTACTTTAGGATGAAAGGTAACAGCGTGAGTATTGGGTACACAGGACTTGACCACACGCTAATCACAGGCTTTATAACGTGTATGGAACAGTATAAAGAGTTGTATGACATTATCAATTCATCCGTGTTGATTTACGAAGAAGAAAACATTACAAGTGACATACGCGCAAATTAATCAGAAAAATATCCTGCTTCAAATGGAAGTGGATATGATTGCCAACAAGTACGTGTTACTTCAACAGCACTACACGCTGATGTCTGCCACACAAACTTTTTGCGACTTCGACGTATATAATTCTTTTGGTTATCTTGGGTGGTATGAGGACGTGATGAAGTTCATTTGTAAAAACCACAAAGAGATAAAAAGGAAGTTTACGATGGATGAGTTCATGGAATTTGCGTGGCAGTTCCGTGTGAAAAAACTATCGAAGTTCCCAATGGAAACGATGGCTGACTTTAAGAAAATAAAGATAAGAAATGCTTAGCTTTATTGAAACAAACTATCACTAATTTTGCTCAATATCAACGTTTGTGATATTATGCAAACATAACGATATTAAAAATGATAAACTTTTTCAATGTTGACAATTTGGGGTTTATGAAAAGTAAGCCAGATAAGTATTATGATTTGGCGATTGTTGTATCAAAACATTAATGTATATTTGTAATAAATTAAAACATTAATAAATGATACGAGATTCAAAACAATTGCAAATCGGAAAAGCTGGAGAATATTTGGTTTGTGCTGATTTAATTTTAAAAGGATTTATAGCATTTCCAAGTGAACAAGGACTACCTTATGATGTACTTTTAGACACAGGAGAAAAACTATTGAGGGTTCAAGTAAAAACGACAGAAAGACCACGTTTAGTTAAACAAAGAAACACGCCAATACCTGCATATATTTTCAGTATTAAAAGGGCTGGAGCAAATGGCAAAACACGCTACAATGAAAACGAAATAGATTTATTCGCTTTGGTTTGTTTAGATACCATAAGTATTGGTTATTTATTAAATAAAGAAATGCCAACAACAATAAATATAAGAGTTGATAGCGAGCGTGGTAAATATTACGATGAAAAAGGATTATTGGATTACAATCAGGCTATAAAGCTACATGAAAACATAAAAAATAAATCAGAAATAGGGAGAATGTTAAATATACAACAGGCTGTTGTAAGTAAATATTTACAACCAAATTACATACCTTTTAAAACAAATGCAAAGTATTTTTCAGAATTTAAAAAAGATAAATCATGGTTCCTGACTATATAAGTAAATCGGAAAATAATACAATAAATTTTTATAACTGTGACTGTATTGAATTTATGCGGTCTATTCCTGATAATTACTTTTCTATTGCCATTACAGACCCGCCCTATGGATTAGGTAACAAATTGACAAATGGTGGCACTTGGTCTGTAAAATGGCAGGATAAGGGTGCTGATTGGGATAAAACGCCAACAAAAGAATATTGGGAACAATTATTTAGGGTATCTAATAATTGGATTGTTTGGGGTGGAAATTACTTTATAGAGCATTTACCAAATTGTAGAAACTTTATTGCTTGGCATAAACCATATATGGATGGTATGCACTCCATGAGTAATGTAGAATTGGCTTTAACTTCTTTTGATAAAAACGCAAAAAAAGTATCATTCAATAAAGACAAAGGAACAGAATATAGGATTCATGTAACCCAAAAACCAATCTCCCTATACCGTTGGCTACTCCAAAACTACGCAAAGATAGGAGATAAGATATTTGATTCACATGGAGGAAGCATGAGTTCGGCAATAGCTTGCGACATGGAAGGATTCGACCTTGACATCTGTGAAATCGATAAAGATTACTTCGATGCTGGTGTAAACAGATTTAACGAATACAAAAGGCAGTTAACTCTATTTTAGTTCTTCTGAAATAAACTTCTCCTATCTATTTTAATATTTCCTAAGTGAGCATACATAGCACTCTGCATATTCTTTGCAAACTTTCCTACTTCTTTACTTCTATCACGTGAATACTTCACCATTTCATCTTCTATTGCACAGAAGAACTTTAAAAATTCACCAAATTCAACAGCACCGTTATCCACGTCATATTCGAGTAAGAACTTTCTAAATTTCCTTCTACGGTTTTCATTCACCCACGCCCACAGTTTCCTGCAACCTTTCCAACCGTGTTCAATACCGAGTTCCTGCCGTTGGTCGCCATAGAGTTTAATTAAGCGTTCCGCCTCTTCGGGTGTGGTTTCTGTAACGTACTTTGCTAAAAGTTTTGTGTCGCTAATATTCATAATCTTTTTTTACTACAAATATAGTAATAAATATTGCTCGATGTGTTGTAAAACATAAAAAATTATGCTCATTTATACGAATTATTCATTATCTTTGCAGAAAAAAAAGTTATGGTAACGTATGGTGCTATACGATGTGGCGGACTTTCAGCAGAAAGCCCAATACGAAGCACCACAGTTTGAATTAGTAAAAATATTTAACCGAAGCACGTCACCCGCCATATTGTATATCACTTGTTAGCGGATGCCCTTCTTCATAAATCATAAATAAAAATGAAAATAGCAGTAATAGTAACAGTTTGCCATCAAATAGGAATAGAAACTTGGAAAGACTTTCACACTACAAAAGTGTTTGAAGAAAATTCAACCATTAAAGAGATTGATGATTGGATAAAATCAATTAATAAAAATGCAAGTTTCTCAGATGCTAAAATCTCGTTGTGTGTCGATTAGGGTTTCCGCTAACAATCTGCTAAACGAATATTTTGTTATACAAAACTTTGTAAATGTTTGATTATGAAACTATCAGTAATAACAACTTCTTACAACAAGTGTGAAACACTAAAACACGCAATCGACAGCGTGATTAACAACTTAATCGGAATAGACTATGAGTTAATAATCGTTGACGATGGAAGCACAGATGGCAGTGTGGATATAATCAATTCATACACCGATAGTAAAATTAAGAAGATATTCACACCGCACTACGGAATGTTGAACGCCTACAAAGTAGCACTTGATAATGTAAGTGGTGATTACATTACTTTTTGTGATTGTGATGACTACAAGAATCGTGGACTAAAGTTTCAGTTTCTAATGATGGCAGCGTTTAACCATGACCTTACGTGTTCACGAGCATACATTGATAACGGTAAAATAATTAAGTCAGACACACCGATTGAAGTGTTGGAGGCAGGATTGGCTTACGACAATGTACTGAAAGGTAAGGCGTGTGTTCACGCACAAACGTTAATGATAAAAAAAGACTACTTTGACAAGTACATAGACTTCGATAAGTTTTTAGACTTCAACGTGTGGGATTTACCGATACTACTTGAAGCTATACGCCACACCAAAATGGTATATTTCGATTTCTACACAGGAACGTACCGTGTGGGTACAGAAACAGCTACCAAGACAGAAAGTCGCTTAAAAAGGCTAAAACTCGTGTTAGGATACATGAAAATAAAGCTGTGGTATATTAGAAGGTATGGTTGTAAACCAACCACGTTTACCTACATGATTTATAAATTTACAAGGGATATGGTGAGTATAATATTTAAAAGGTGGAATAAATGAACTATCTAATTGAATACACGGCAAAGACCACACAAGGAGTTGTGATAAAGAGTGGCAAGATGCGTGTGAAAAACAAAATGAGTACACTCCACGCACAATTGTCATTTGAAGATTATCTGAAAAGCAAGATGCCAAATTTCGGTGTGTTGATAGTGCATGACTGCAAGGAGGAAATGGATAACGATTTCTTAAATATTTTTAAAGATATTTTTAAGTAAAAAAACTAAAGTACCGTAGGGAGGCTGTAAACGGGCGTGAGTGTACGATGGCTGATTGTAATAATTGTGGTGTTATATAACGTTTTGGTGCTTGTTGTCAGTAGCGGATTTACAGCACAAATGTTTAATTGAAAATAAAAGTTGATATGAAAATAGAAATTAAAATTACCGATGATGCTGGCAATGTTCAGTTATACAATGTTAGCGGTTCGTTGCAACAAATAGTGTGGGACGGATTTCTAACAGCACAATACCAAGATGAACAATGGCATGACCAAGATACTTGTGATTTAATAGTAAAGAAATTAAAGGGAGAAAGTCCGCTTGAATATGCTGTCAGCAATGACCGATAACGGTTTAGCTATGTTTAGTTGCGAACAAATTAAAACGAAATATTATGAATGATTACGACTTATTGGAAAAAATGATTGAGGCATCATCAGCCTACGTTAAAGGTGAAATAAGCTCAAAAGAGTGCAGTGCAAAAATGGCAAGTTCATTAAATGCTCATAAAGAGCAATTAAATATAGCTTGTGTTAACCGCTGTGCTTCTGTTATCCCAACGACATGGTTAGACCCTTTATTGACAGGAAAAGATGCAGCATTAACTGGTGAGGCCGGTAAATGGGGATGCCCTGATATTGAAAACTTACTGAAAGCAATTAAAAACCGTATTGAGCATTGCGGTTAACGGTTTGCACATAGGCAATGTGGCGGACTTTGGAACGCTGAACTTTCTGCAACCACTAAACTTGATTTGAAAACGAAACTTAATATTAACCGAGAACCCGCCATATTGCCTATGTGCTGTTATAGGTAGGGCTTCTCACAAACTTAAATAGAAATGAAAAAAACAATTTGGAAATTTGAATTAGACGTTACGGATAAACAATTTGTTCGTATGCCACAAGAAGCTGAATTATTATCAGTTCAAACACAAAATGAAACGCCTTGTTTATGGGCTTTAGTAAATCCCAATCAAGCAACAGAGGAAAGATGCTTTGAAGTATTTGGAACTGGGCATCCTGTTCATTGTGATATGGGTATTGATAGAAAATATATTGGAACGTTTCAGATGCAAAATGGCAGATTAGTCTTTCACTTGTTTGAACGTCTTTAGCCTTACCAATAACTATGTTATATGTGCAATAAAATGACGGCGATTTATATGTTAATTATTTCATTTACAACCACATGAAACTATCACAACAAATAGCCAAGTACAAGATATACTTTGACAGGTCACGGACTTACTTAGGGTACATACAGCTTTTAATGATAATGAAACTGTTCTTTTCTGACATTAAGTTGTCGTACTTCGTTATCGTAGCAGGGGTGGTGGTTGGTGTGATACTACTGATAGTAATAGGCTATTTAGACACCAAGTTCGGCATCAGGTCGCGTGAGATGGAGAACAACGCATTGAACAACCCTGTGTATGTAGAAATACTTGATAAATTGAATAGAATAGAAAAAAATGTTGTAGAATTGCGATGTAATAACTAAATTTGTAAAAATATGGGAATAAGAAGTAAAATAAGAAAGCGTATCTTCGAGTTAAACGGAATTGAGGAAAAAGCAAAAGAGAACAACGACAAGGCTACGATGATTGAAATGGAGATTAGGAAACACGAACTTAAATTATTATTGTCATGGTTGAAAAAATAGATTCAGGAAGTGAAGTTTGGCAAGACGTATATGGATGGGATTACCCGGATTTAGCAGATGCCTTTGTATCGTATGCTGAACGTGGTGGTGTGCCACTGACAGAAGAAGAACTAAACGAACTAAATGATGACAGCGATTATATTCACGAATTATTACTTAAATATTTATTCTAATGAAAATTAAATGCTACGACGAATGGATTGAAGTGGAAGAAGTTTCTGACGAATCAGTTAGAGAACATTTCTACTCGGACAAAGAAGGTAATATGTACTTTGACTTTGAAATAGAAGGATATGATAGAACTTGATATTTACTACAACACCGATGAAACGTCTAAGCTCGAAGAGTTGGAAATAAAAGTTGACTTGGACGATTGTGAGCTAAAGAAAACACTGTTTATAACAATAGACGCTGTTTCTCCATACGAAGGCAACAGGACACTGATATACTCGTCCGGTGATAGATTTGTGTGTGCTTTGAGTTATAAAGAACTAAAAAAAATATTAAGTGAAATATACAATTGAATTTAACGATACACAACTCCAAATCGTAGCAATAGGGTTAGAGTTCTATTCAAGATTCCTTGCAGGACAATGGGAGATACCCGATGCAATGGAATGGAAAGAATATGAAAACAGAAACAAAGATTCTCAATTTTGGAGTTTAAGGAATCATGTTGAAGAACAACTGAACATACTTAAATCTGTGCTTACAGGATTACAATTAAATGAATCATACGGTATAGGTTCACCACATTTGTCAGAAGATGCCAATATCGCATACGACATATACAGACCAATATGGGAGGAACTTGTTGGCAAAGGTGATACGTGGAACGTGTATTCAAGTCCGGGATTAACTTACAGTAAAGAAGGTAGAATTAAAATAATAAAAGATGAAAACAACATTTAAAGTAACAGTCGAATACGAAGACATGGAACGTGAAGACTTAAAAGCAGAAATAGCAGAAAGCATATATGATATTTCGGGTGTGATTAAAGTAGAGGTAGAATAATCCCTTGTGGGTACGCTACGAGCCGTGTGAGGCATTATCGTACCTGAGTGGGTATAAATGTAAGCTATGAAAAAAGAATCAGTAGATATAACTCAATACGAGCCTGTGTTGGAATACAACAGTTATCTAAAACGCAAAACACAAGTCCCAAAGACTTATGTTAACAAGAAGACAGGAGAGGTGGTGCAAATACAGTGGCATAAAGGTAAATTTGAAATACAATGAAACTAATAGACGTAGCAAAACTAAAGAGCATAGGCATTGCGTGTGCTGACAGTGAACTTGAAACTAAGCCAACTATGAAGCTATTGCGTGAACGGTACATAGAAGGGTTTATGGCGTGTGCTGAATATATGGGTAATACCGTGTGGAATGAAGCAATAGAAGCTGCTGCGGAAGCTGCGTGTGTGAAATACTATATGGAATACGCCACAGTGGATAAAGATTCAATACTTAAACTTAAATTACCCTCATCGAATAAACAGAAGTAATAATTACACTTATGAAAGCAAGGGGAGTAACAGATAAAAACGGAATACAGCTATATGAAAACGATAAATTCATATACACAGCACACAACGGATACTTATTGCCTTCTTTTGAAAGCACTATCGTGTACAATGATGATTCTGCGTGTTGGGCGTATGAATTAGACGGTGTGTATAATAATCTATCCGACATACACGAACTAAGACATGACTTTTTAAATCACATTGAAATTAAGATATGACACCAAAGAGCGAAGCAATATCAATGACAATGAAATACGTGCCTTACGTCAAGGGCAATGCGTGTGAACCCACAGATTCAAACTACGCATACCCAAAACAAGTAATTAGAAACGCTAAGGCGTGTGCTACAATAGAAATAGACAACATGATAAAAGACTATCAGAGATACAGTGAATCAACACAACTCGTTATAGGCGAAAACGTGTATTCGGTAGCTGATAAAATCGTGCAGTTAGAATTAGTTAAAAAAGAAATAGGGAAGTTATGAACGACATAAAAGAATACTTCTACAACAACACCAAACGTAAAATAGACAAGTGGAATCACTACTTCGATATATACGAAGAGTACTTCTCACAGTTCCGCAACACACCCGTCAGAATACTTGAAATAGGCGTTTCTCATGGTGGTAGCCTGCAAATGTGGAAGCACTATTTCGGTGATAAAGCAGAGATATTCGGTATAGACATTAACCCTATCTGTAAAACATTTGAGGAAGACAGAATAAAAATCTTCATAGGCTCACAGTCTGACACCAATTTCATGTCAGAAGTTGCTAAAGAACTTGTACACGTTGATATTCTCATTGACGATGGTGGACACACAATGATACAGCAGATAACAGCCTTTGACGTTATGTACAGCATCGTTGACCACATATACCTTGTGGAAGACACACACACTTCTTATTGGCGTGAGTTTGGCGGTGGTGTAAAAAGAAAAGGAACATTTATTGAATACGCTAAGAGTAAAATAGACGAACTTAATTCTGTACATTACAAGCCTGCTTATTTTCCGTGTGAATCAATACACTTCTTCGACAGCATAGTAATCTTCAAAAAGGGTAACAACATAAACACGGGCAGGGTTACGTCGGGTGTGCCTTCATTCCACGAAACTCAGCAGCGTGATACAATACTGAAGAAAATAAAAAGACATTTAAGGAGGCTTATATAACGTTTTTATCACTACCTTTGCGTGGTGTAAAATAATAATTAATAATCATGGAACTAATACCGAAAGAAAAGATTGAACAGGAAGCAAAAGATAATTGTGAATATAATCCAGATTGGATGAGACAACACGATGAATTTGCAATTAATCAATTTAAGTACGGAACACAATTCGACATATCAGAACTCGAACCTGTGTTTTGTGAGTTCGCAGACTTTGCGAAAGAATACGGATGGAAACATTTCAGACATGATGATAAGAAACCAATTCCAACCAAACAACTTTTTGAAATATTCATTAAAGAAAGAAACAATGACAGCACAAGACCAGTTTAATCAAATCATGTCAGAAATCTACGCTGACAGAGATAACTACTCGCGTGGTAAAATAATAGAACTCGCTAAAGAAGCGTTCAGCCGTGTGATTAAGGATATACTACCACAAGAGGAATGGATAGACAACGAAATAAAGAAATTAACCAAAAACTCTAAACTTCGTAACTATTCAGACCGTGATATAGAACTCGGTGCGCACGCATTTAAACAAGGATATGTAGTTACTTGGCAATACGCAAATGGAATGAGATAGATTAACCGTGTGAATAATATGAAAGACAGAATAAACTTAGAAGAAATAATACTCGAAGCATACGGGTGTAAAGATGCACACGAGTTTCAAAGAGACTTCGACATATCTATGCAAATGATTAAAGAAATCTGCGTAGAGGCGTGTAAACAAACTATCGAACTTGCATCAAATAAAGCAGAAACAGAATGTGACGAGGGTGGTGAAACAGGATTTGTGAATAGGCAATCAATAACCGACGTGATTAACCTTATAGACTGAACGGGGTGAATAGAATATGAGAAAAAAAGCAAAAAACCTTGTCTTTATCAGTAGAATAAAAAGAGACGGCTCAGGAACAGAACCAGTAAGCGAAGCCCTAATAAAACTATTGACAGAAGATAATAAAGTATATAAACTACATACCCTATCCCTGTCTGAAAAAACATTCATAATACATGATTTTAACTCATTTGTCGTGAAAATAAAGACTGAGCCGCGTGTGTAACCATAATTACATATAAACAATGACACAAGAATTATCTCGTATAAAATTAGTAAGACTTGAACAGAAACGATTAGAGTACGTTGGTAAAATATACGGAAGTTGTGAGATAACCGAAATACTTAGGATGCCAGAGTACTACTCTGTAATAATAAAGTGCCATGAATGCGGCGGTGTGTCAAGACTTGAACTTAATAAATTCCTATCTAATCCAATATGCCCAATAAGCCATAATACCTCAAACACACAAGTATCAACTAAGAAAACAAAATTCGTTACGCCAAAAAGATTTAAAAACCTTTCAGGACAAAAAATAGGAAGATTTACCGTGTTAGAACATATAGGTTGGCATAAACCACCAAAAGGAAGACCAGTAGCTAAATATAAATGCGTATGCAAATGCGGTGAGCCGTGTGAACTTACGGCATCAGTACTAAAAGCAGGAAGAAAACTATGTGATAAGGAATTTCAACAGCACAAAATAGAACAAGGCAAAAGGTCTGCTAAAAAAAGAATAAAGGATAAAATAGAAAACGGTGAATATAAAGAACCATCATATAGGGACAGAATAAGCAGAAAACTATCAAAGTTTAGTAGATTGGTATATGACAGGTTCAACGGTGTGTGCCAAAAATGCAAAAACACATTCCCTAAACAGAATACAGCATCACACCACATAATACCAATAAACACAAAACCAGAATTAGCACTTACATTATCTAACGGAATACTACTGTGCAAAAACTGTCACGATAACTTTCACATGATATACGGAAGGATAGACTTCGACCATCTCCAGATATTTAATTATATAAAATCAACAGAAGTAACTCAGTACGACAGATACAGTAATTCCTCTGAGAACGAACGATTAGGTTAGTGTACCCTGCACTATTAATTCACTGAACTACAAACAAATAAGAAACGAAAACTGCGAACCGTACCATCGACTTTAGTTTCAATTTTCAATTCATATTACAAAATAAAGCAGTTTCACTGTGTTACTATCTTCAGACAAAGAAAGTAGTTTAAATCGCTTGTTTGACGTGTTAGAACAGATATTTAAAACTGTGTTGTTTGTGCCGTGTGATTAAAATAAATTCAGATAGCTATTGTTTTATTCAATTATTAGTTGTAGCTTTGTTCTATTATTAATCAATTAAAAAGTATATATTATGGAAACAACATTTAACAGACTGACAATAAAGTCTTTATTACTTGATGCAATTACTTATTATAAGTTCAAACAACATTTAGCCCCTGGTTGGAAACAAGCTAAAACAATGCTTTGTGTTCAGGCAGGTCGAAAACCGACAATTAACAATATTCAATTCATTCGGTTACTTGGATTAATATATCAAGACAACGGTCTTTGTGCTGAATTTGACGAAATAATCGCAAAGAACGGTTTATCCAAGGTAGTTTATAATTAGTTTACCTGGTTCACGGTTCAGCCTTAAACCGTGTTAATTTATCTATTAATCAATTAAATATTTATCATTATGAAAACAAAAGTTAATACAGTTATTTCAACAATTATCGTGGCAGTTGTGTCGGGTTGGTTCTTAGCCGTGTGTCTGATTATATCCATCTCATAAAGCAATTTCACACTGATTGATTTAAAGCCCGTTTAACGACGGGCTTTTTTATGCTTATAACTGCACACATTCAAAAAGATAGTTGATTTAAAACAATGTGGTGAAGTCTGGGAAAGCATTATTTATCAGTGTTCAGTCAAAGAGTACATTTCTGTTTATCATAATAGCAATTATAAGACACGCAATTATTGAAACTACCGATTTTATTGAGTAATTATATATATTTTTAGAGAAAAGAAAAGTTTTTTAATTAAATGTACTTTAAGCACGTTAATTTTTAGTTTAATTTACTACTTCAGCTATTTTGTAGAACGCACCATTTTTATATTGTATTTGTATAGTATTCCCTTGTTCGTCTTTATAGATATTTTTATCCACACGCGAATAATTAGTAATATCAATAATTGATTCCTTGTGTTCGGGTAGTTTTATTGGCTTGTGTTCTTTGTGTATTCCGTATTCTTTTAGTCTTTTAATTATAGCCTGTCTTGTTACGTCATATTTATCTGCTATTTCTGTAATGGTTTTATTATTCATGTACATATTAGTTATTTCGTCATAGTGTAAAGTAAGGGTTTTAATATATTCAATCACACGCGCCGGGTCTATGTAAAACCATTCACCGCGTTTATGATGAGGTTTAAAATGTTTGTGGCATAGTTTTTCTATTTGTCTTGCATTCATTAATGGCATTGTTTGATGTTTAATAACTAATTCACACCCCGCACCCGTTTCTAATTCTATTAATCTTGTTTCGGGGTTCTGGCTTATTCCTATTTTGGTTATATCATACTCTTTGTTGTATATAACATAAACACACTGATTAACTGGTAATACTCTTTTATTCATAATTATTATATTAGTGTAACCATGCAAAGTTACATTATAATATTTTTTACAAAATAATTTTGTTTTGTTTGTTTATGTTGTTTATAGTATTTATATTTGTCTATTATTAATCACAAAAATTAAAATATTATGAAAACTGTTGATATTAGAGTAAGGCTGTATTCTTTCAGTGAGTTGGTAGAACACGCAAAAGAACGGGCAATAAATGAACATAGAAATTTTTTACTATCCGTTGAATCTGTTGATAATTTTGAGTATCCAGAAGATTATGAAATGACAATGCGTTATTATGAGGATAACGATGAACCTATAATTGAAAACATTGAAGCCAATGAATATCTATATTTTGATTCCGGTGAATTGGCTAACTGTATTACATACACAGGCACACATCCAAAGTCGGGTAAAACCGAGTTTATTTATAAAGGCGTTTATTATTTGCTTGATTAATAATTTGCTTTTTTCATTGTTTTAAAGCTATCCAATTTTGGGTAGCTTTTTTTATTTCTGGTATATTTACACTGCCCAGGGTAGATAATAGTCACACGGGCATAAAAACCGTATCACACGGCAAAATACAAAAGTAGATGAGGGCTTAAAAACCGTATCAATTTAACCGTGTTTAAATGTGGTGATTTTCATTACTATAAACATAGTAGGACTATTATTTATATAGTAAAAAGTTGGTGGTTTTATAAAAATGTTGTACAACATGAAAAATAATTATAAAAATGCTTGCACGTATCACACAAATGCGTTATTTTTACTTCATCAATAAGATACAAAACAAATAAAAATTACTACAATGAAAAATTCAAAAGTATTCTCAGCAAGTGTAAACGGAACTTTCACTCAAATTAAAGCTTACAAAAAAGTAAATGCAGTTGCAAGATTTCAACAATTAGATGCAACAATTAAAGCAAGTGATGTGAAAGTAATAAACGCTCAAAATTCGCATCAGGCATGTGTTGAAGATTTATATCCTGAAATTTGCAAATAAAATGAACACACAAGATTTAATTAACTGGGGGGGGGAGCTTTCAAGGCTCCTTATTGGGCGACATATTCACAAAAAAAAAAAAAACAAGTTGTAAAATATAAAAGTTGGGAAGACTATATGAGCTATCCAGTTAACCAAATATTAAACAAAATAGAACTTTAATAATTACTACAATGAAAATTTTAAAAACAACAATCGAAAAATGTTACGAATCTGGAACTAACATTTACACTGCAAAAAAAGAAGCTAACAAGTTTGGAAATTGGATAACTGTAACTTATGCAACTCGTTATTTTAAAGATGGTGTTTGCACTGCTGTTTCTACCGAAAAGGAAGCCACATTTGAAGGTAGTACGCAAGAAGATATTGTAAACTATTTCTGCAATAAATAATGAGCGCACACCACTGCCGTTCATTTGAAATACTGCCGTTGCCTGTTTTTATTTTTTTAGGGTGGGGTTTTCTCTATTCTTATTTAGAATAGAAATAAATTAGTAATATTTTGAAAATAATTAAAAAAAACATTTGCACAGGTGAAAAATAAAACAGATATTTGAACAGAATTTAAAACCATTTAAAAAGTAAATTATTATGAAAACAACAGATTTTACAAGAAAAGCAATTAGTTCTATTATTGAACACGCAAACGATTTTTTAACAGACGGTCGTTGCGTTGATGTTTGTGGTTGTGATTTACACAACAAAATTTTCAATGAAGATTATTTTATCATTTATCATTCACGCGCGATTGAATGGTTAAAGAATAATGATGTTGATACTTTCGATGCGATTGAAACCGTATTCGATTATGAAAAAGATAATTTTGGAGAAGTAACAACCGAAGTTAATCCTGAAAAAATTGTCAATATGTATGTCTATATTTTGGGCGAAGTTGTTTTGAGTGAATCTGAACACCTACAAAAAAAGTGGGATGTTCGCTTGACTGAAAAAGACTGCAAAAAAATTGCAAAAGAATTAAGTAAAATTTAGTAACCGGTTAAATACATTATTATGACAACAAAAAAAGATTTTATTCAGGCTGCAAAAGTTGTAGCAGAATTACAGGATAGAGAAGAGGCAAAGAAAGTAGCAAAACATTTTGCTGATATGTTTTACGGACAAAACAACCGTTTTGATTATAACAGGTTTTATTCTGCGTGTAATGTTAACATGATAAAACTATAACCATGAAAACATTTGCATTAAAAGGCGTTCAGCCATTAAAAAACTGTGTTAACATTCCAATATTTTGGACAATGACAAACGGTATGATGGCACACTCCATAGAACAGGAAATAAGGCTTCAAAACTTTCAGGTGGGTAAATACTCAACCGAAGTAGAAAAGTTCTTAAAAACGCTCTTAAACGATTCAGAGGGGCAGTTTATCGACCCGTGTTTGAATTGTGATGATTGTATTGTGTTGGCATTTGGAATAACAGATAAGAATTAATAAAATGAATTTATCAGAAATAAAACAAGCGGTTAAGGAAGGAAAAACGGTTCATTGGTCAAACGAATTATATCAAGTAATTAATTCGAATGATAATTGGTTAATTTGGTGTAAACAAAACGACCATTGCATCGGGTTAACGTGGCTTGACGGTGTGACAATGAACGGAAAAGAGGAGGACTTTTATATTAAAAATAAACAAAGTGAAAACAGCAAAACAGCTTAAGAAAGAAGCCAAAAAAATCTTTGATGAAGAAAAAGACGCCTTGGGAATAACCGACTTCAATCATTTTTGGATAGGCTATTTAGAAACGAAATTCGATAATTTGGTGTGGGACATTGAAAACAAATTAAAAATTAAATTATGAGAAAGTTGTTATTAATGTTAACGTGCGTGTTTTTGTATGTCGGTGTAATTTGTATTGCACACGGCGCAAACGATGCATTATCGGGATTATTTTTAGTGCTGGCAATGTTCAGCACTATTATTTATTTTGTGTTAAACGAAAAGAGACACAACGATAAAAGCGGCAGCAAACAGCAATAAATGCCGATTTATAGCCATTGTTTTGTGTGAATGGTATAAAGTACCGCACACGGGCAGAAAGTGGTGAGAAACGAATATAAAACGTATTACAAACAATTTAAAACATTATTATTATGAACACCAAAAAAGACAGATTAAAATTTGTAAAAGAAGCAACAGACATTTGCTTTGAACAGGGAGTTTTGAGAAAGGTAAAATCACACCATGAAAATTGGACTACATTTGAAAATGCAGACCTCGTTGTGAACATACCCGATGAAACAGATCAAAAATATGTGTTTAGCGTATTCACAAGGCAAAAGAATATGCCGTTTAAACTTGGCAACAAGTATTCGGGTAAACACAATTTTATGTCGTGTGATAGAGTGTTGGAAGCAGCAGCCGATTTTGAGGACTTTATTAAAGATGAGTTGAAGTGTTTAACCATTAAGAATTGAAACTATGAAAAAGTATTATATTTTAAAACGAAACAGCGAAAGTCTTTTAAATTCATATTTGGCAGACGTTCCCGACAACAAACCAGTGGACAGTACAAAACCGCTTATATTAATCGAAAAGGCGATGACAAAAGATGATGAACATTATAACCGTGTGATGACAATAAGCGAGGGAGTTGATTCATTGCTTTACGATATTATAAAAAATAACGTTTGTTATGACTACACGGCTGCATTTTGTGTGCCGATTGTACACGTGAATAAAAAGGCTTGTATGTGGAACGATTATAATAAATTTAAATGAAAAAGGATTCAGCACTCTTATTAACAGGTGGCGTGTGCGCTATACTCAGTCAGATATTCCAAAACACACCCCCGCTGAACTATATTTTTGCAGGTGGCTTGGTGGTGTGCGTTTTATTATTTATCTTTGCGTCAATAATTTGGTATAAAAGAAACGTTTAAATGAGAAAAGTATCTAAAAAGCGTTCAGTAGAAATAGCACACTACAACCGTGTTAAAGCAGAACTTGAAAAAGAACTTAAAGAACGCGGTGAGTGGGTGTGCTTCTTTTCGGGGATACCAATACCGGAAGATATGCCATTTTATCCACATCATTTACGTGGAAGAACAGAAGAACTACTTGTTGAAAAAGAGTTTTTAGTTCCTTGTTTGTGGGAATATCACAGAATGTGGCACGACGTACCATTAAGCAAACTAAAAAATGAGTGGTGGTTTGGTGGGTTTATGGAACGGCTAAAAGTGAAAGACGTTGATTTGTGGTGGAGTATAAACGACAAGTTATAACGTGTTTTCGCTTGCCGCTGGTGGGGCAAGCGAAGCATTAAACTGTCAACTACCACCAAACTTTAATTGAAAAACTGCACTTGGGTTTAACATAGAACCCCCACTTGCGGCAAACTAATGTTCTACGCTGTTTTTATTATGGGCAACAAGAGAATGTCAGACGTTTTCCAAATCGGTCAACGTGTGTTTTTCCATAGCGGAAACTTTATAGGGCATCACGGAACTGTCAAAAAGGTAGAAAATGAGAGCAAAGAACCAATAGCAATTTTCGGTTTTCTAATCCACGTTGAACTGGATAATGGGAAAATGGTAATGGTTGAAAAATCGGAACACGTCAGTAAAATAGCGTAGAACGGTTTGCAATATGAAATGTACGGGATTAAAAACGGTATCCTATCCCTGTACACGGAAGTAGATTAAAGGTAGTACCGTAAAATTTGGCACTGACACCCGTATATTTTATATTGTGTGTTATGGGCAGTATTTATTCGATTATGCAAGAAACAATTAAAAAATTAAAAATAAATGGACTTTACGTTATTTCGATGAAAAGTTCATCATTTCGTTGGTGTAAGCTAATGTCACAAAAACATGAATTACCTATTAGGAATTATACTTCAAAACCAATTGAAAAAATTACTGATTTTATAAAATTATTTGAAGAAAGTTTATCGCATTTGGACTGGAATTTAGATGAATATACACCCGAACATGGTAAAGCAATTTTAAAAATGGAACGTAGGTTACAGACAAACGAACTTGGTAGGTGGGTAGTATCTTAATATTGCCCATAACGAGATTGCGGTTTGTTGGCGGTTGCCTCAAATTACGAGAATGTTGATACGAGTAAATAAAATTTAAATACAAGTGCGATGGTAAAAAAACACATTAGTATTCACTTGGTTACCATAATGGTATTAGTGATAGGTTGGTTGATATTTGGCAGATGGATGGTATATGCCAACTCATTTGCTTGTTATCTGATAGGCTATTGGTTTAGCTATTTTTATTGGTGCGAAGGCAAAGAAACTACCTGCGAGCTACCGGCTGGCGGTAAGCAAAGTAGCCGATTTCGGAGCTGCGAACCTATCCACCACTAATAACTTGCCAGCGAGCAATACACTTGGCAAACCACTAAAACGGCTATTTTGTTTGACCGCGTGTTAGCCGTATATCTTTATTCATTCGTCAAAATAAAACGTAATAAATAAAAGAATTACAGAAATAGTATTGCAGAATCAAAATAAAATACTATCTTTGTTGACATAATATAATACTTAAAATTATGAACATAGAAAATCAAGTAATCGTAAATAAGAATGGACATTCATGGCTCGGCTTCCATTCTAATAATGAAAAATTAGAAAATAGGTTAAAAGAAATTTGCGAATTAAGCCAAAACGAAAATTATAAAAATGGTGAATATGCAAACGCTTTTTGGGTTTTAGACTTTGACGGAAGCTGTGTAGCTGCTCAATCGAGTTTATCTGGGGCATTACGGTATTATGATAATAATCGGATATTAGTACATTATCAGAAATGCTTTGTTTAATGAGAGGCGGTAAACGAGAAGGTGCTGGACGTAAAAACTCCGGCACTAAAAAAACAACCAGCTTCCGATTGACTTTAGAATCATATTTGAAAGCTAAAGAAATACACGGTAGAAACCTTAATAAACTTGTCGATGACTTTATAAAGTCGCTGGTTTCTTAATTTACGGCTAACGTTTTGCAGCTATATTTAGTTGCGGATATTGAAACATAAAACTTTAAATTTAGAATAGATGAAAATGGAAGAACAAAACTTAGATAACTCACAGAACCCGCAATTGAATATAGGTGCTGTTAGCGGTATGTTGCTTGCCGATGTGAAGCAATACATAAAAAACTTAACAAGTGATGAAAGACTTGACTTGTTCGCTGACTACTGTAAATATTGCGGTGATTATGATGGTGATACAATAAGTGGATGTCAATGTTGGAATGATGAATAGCAATTACCGCTAACGGCTGGTGTTTGTGGAGGCCGTTTGATGAATTACCGATAAATTAGATACGAGATATAAATTAACAAATTACGAGCGATGGAAGAAATTAAATACCCAACTGGAAAATTTGAAATTGATTGGCTATTAGAGAAGCCAAATAGAGCGTTAGAAACTAATAGTTTATCAGAAGCTATTAAATACCTGATAGAAAAACACAATGAATTAGTACGAGCGATGGCGGACACTTCCCGCGAGAACAACGGCTTACATAAACACATTGTTAGCAATAGTGCTATTGACACTAAAGAGCTACGAAAAGAGTTTATGCGAGGAGTACACAAAAGAGGGGTTTAGCATTATTGCTAACGTTTCGCATATTGCCGAAGGTGGCAATTACGAAGCATTAAACTTGAATTAAAAACAAATGTATAATCGAAGCAAAAATGTTCACTTAACCACAGACCTGCCACTTTTGGCAATATGTTGTTATGTGCCGTTAAATTTAGATAGATATGGCTTATTATGACTACTCAGCAGCAATGAGAAAAAAAGAGTGTGCCGAAAAGTATGCTGAATTGAAAAAACACATTACATCAAAAGATGAAAGTGGTAAATTAAATGAATGGTTTTTGGCACACGAACATATAGTTGATTTAGAGAACCAACTTGAGCAGCAAAAAAAGCAAATTGAAGAATACAGAAGTTTTTTCTCATTAATGCGGAATCTATTACCAAGAGAATCGTCAATTCACGATGTTATCGGTTAATGGCACATAACTATTATATATAAAAACAACCTAATAACTAATTTAATTATAATATGAAACGAACAGACTATTACGAAATTTGTAAACAAAAAATGAATTATCTTAATTATTCGGAACGAACAATTGAAATGTATCTTCATTACATTGAAAAGTTTTTGAATAACAATTCAATCAACCCATCAAGGCTAACTGCAATTGATTTCCAAAGATACCTTGATAATTATAATTTCAAGTCAATTTCACAGCAAAATCAAATCATAAATTCCATTAGGTTTCTTTACAAATTCGGATTAGAACGTAAATATGATAAGGTTTCGTTTCAAAGACCACGTTCTGATAAAAAATTACCGCAAGTGATTGATGCTGATTATATCCGAAATAAGCTAAAAGAAACTGAAAACATAAAACACAAGGCAATAATTATGCTGGCTTTTAGCGTTGGACTTCGTGTGTCAGAAGTAATAAATCTAAAAATATCAGACATTGATTCATCTCGCATGGTCATTACGATAAGGCAGGCAAAGGGAAGAAAAGACAGAATTGTACCACTTTCAGAATCAGTGTTAGTTACGCTTCGTAAGTATTACAGAGAATACAAGCCAAATGAATATCTATTTAACGGACAATTTGGAAACCAATATTCATCCACTTCTTGTAACCAAATCGTAAAACAAATTTTAGGTCAACAATATCACTTTCATTTGTTACGACACTCTTGTTTTACCTCACTATTGGAATCTGGAACTGATTTGCGTATTATACAAAAAATAGCAGGTCATGCGTCCTCTAAAACAACAGAGATATACACGCACGTAAGCAATAATCTACTATCAAAAATATCATTACCAATTTAATATGTTTTTAAACACCGAACAAGAACAGCTACTCAGCACCATGTCCAACATTGTAACACAAACGTATTACAAGAACGGCAAGAAGTACACGGCTAAGATGATACTACTTGGCGAGAACATTGTCAAACTTGAATCGTGTGTGTATAATATATCAAAGATAGGTAGTGCGTTCCTTATGTTATCATTCACACGCAAACCAACTGATATAATC